AAATAATGTTAAAACGGTGTCTGGTGCAAGGATTATTGTTACGAAAAACTCTTGGGTGGTACCATCTTTGTACCACGTTTCAGCCATGCTGTACATAAAAGGTCTCCGTGGTTGGGTTCAAATGAACTCACGAATAGCCACTATTTATTTAATGGCTATTGTGTGAAATCATTCTACGGCACAAAAGAAATAAACTGCGCTGTAACTGTATGGAATTTCTACGGCAGTTCCGTAGTCATCCATTAAGTAACAGCCGGGAATGTCGTAAATTGTGTTATAAAGTAACTTCATGATTTTTTACTCCTTATAAAGGTTCCCCAGGTGGGGTGAGTGTAAAATTCATACTCAGGTGGGATTGCTGGAAGGGGCTTGTACTCGGCGGAGTATAGTTCCCCGTCTATCTCGCGTTTACCATTAAATGCGATGGATTGCCCATACTGCGGGTAGTTGCTAGCATTGCTAGCAATTAACCCTTTGGGCTGGCGATGACCCCAGGCGTCTTTGGGTGCGTATCTGGCCCGGCGCGAAGCCTCGGCGGTATCCCAGGTTTCTTGAGGATGAGTGTATATCATACGAGGCTCCTTACTTGAATGTACTGGACGGGGAAAAGGTTTCCTGCATCGTCTACAATGCAAGTCCAGTCGGCTAATAAACCTATTACAATCCAGGCTGGGAAACCCGCCCAGGTATTGCGGTACAGGGACCACGTTTCCTCAGTGGCCCAGAGTTTGGACATTTTATTGCTCATTTGGGGACTCCCAAAGTTCTTTACATTCTTGAACGGCATGAAGTCCGTCTTCAAAGCCGCCTACCCAGTTCCGATGGATAGGGTGGTAAAGGCAAAAGGCTTTTACGGCATGACTGTTGCAATCTTCCCACTTGTTGCGCCACTGGAGGGCTTCCCGATTGTTGGCTTTTATGGCTAGGGGCAATGGGAGTTTCTTACACTGCTCGTTAGTGACGAACAGGTAAAAGGGATTCTCGTCGCAGGTTTCTGGAAAAACCTGATGAGTACGATTGTGTATCATGACTTACTCCTGATGAAAAGTGGGCAGGTTTTGTATGGGCGAAATTGCTTGGGTGTTCCGCCCATACGTTTAGTGTGCTTTATAGGGCTATGCACCAGTCCCCGATGTTTTCGGGGGTCAAGTAAAAACCATTCTTTAACCCGTATTTAACAGGCAGTTTAAAATCTTGTGGGCGAGTTTTCCACGTTTTTAGCTTGCCAGTTTTGCGGCAACGTACTGGTGTTCCGTCGGCGTTAGCCACGAGACGATGCCAAAACTCGTGGCCGGCCTGGAGGTCTTCAACCGTAAGGCTGGGTGCTGTGTTAACGTACAGCCTGTAAAGGTCTGTACGCTCGCGTGCCTTGGCGACTGCAAGGGCCTCACGAATCTCGCTTGGCAGGCCCGGCAGGACGGACTGTGTGCTGGCGTAAGCATACAGGGCGCTGGATTGGCCGCTGTGCCACGCGGCGGCGATGGATTGGAGAGACTTTTGCATTTACTTCACCTTTACGACTAAGCCGTTTTTTAGGAATGCCTCGGCGTACCATTTATGGGGCTCTGGGTAGTGTGGCCCTTCGAGGGTCACTGGACCTTCGGTAGGGCAGGGGAATGGCCCAGGGGAAAAGACCTTAACAGATTGGCCGGTGGCAATGGCCTCCTTTAAAGCCTTTTTAGTCTTAAAGTTTATTCTTGTGTACACGGTTAAGCCTCGATATTGAACATTGCGGTTTGGCGGCGGCGCAGTATACGCCACGCACGGGCCTTGGCGGCGTCAGCGGCGAACTTGGCAGCACGGTACTCAGCGTCGCGCCACTCTTTAAGAAATTCTTCATTGTTTTGGTCTTTTTGGCCTTGTTGGGTGTTCATTTGGGGGTTTCCTCTGTTGGGTTGGGTATTCGGGTATGGTGCGGATGATACGGCAAGGGATAGGTATTGTCAATACCTAATTTTAATTAAATGGTGATTTATTTGGTGGATGGATCGGTGGCGGGTGGAACGCGGCGGGCGGGGAAAATGGCGACGCGGCGGATGAGGAATGGCATTTACGGGGCGTATGGTGGCGCGTGGCGCGTTTTGGGTGGTGGGTGGCATGTTTGTATGGGTGAATCGTATGGATGGATTGTGCGCCTTTCTCGCCATATGCCCCGCATCACACCCCATAACACCCCATAAAACCCCATGAACCCACCTCGTGTGATTAAAACAATGCGCGAAAAGGCAATACGAATGAGGGTGGAAACGTATTGATGATTGAGGAGGGACAGAGGGAAACATACACACAAAACACTGGGGGAATAAGGTATGTTTGTTATTATATACTATATATATATAATTTTTTTATATAATAGTGTTTCGTGTTGCTCATATGCTTTTTGGGGCAATTGTATTGACTTTACATTATGGGGTGTTTTGGGGGTGTTTTTGCGTTTTGCTGATGGGGGGTAGGTGGAATGGTGGGGATTGGGTGGGGATTGGATGGGGGGTTGATGGGGTGTTGATGGGGTAGGAGTGTAACAATAATCATCCTTTAAAATCAATAGGTTAGGATGATTTGCGTTGAATTTTGAAGTCAATAAAATCAATGGGTTATGGGGTTTTAAATAATCATGTTAAAATAGTTGATTAAAAACAATGGGTTAAGTGTTATGTAATTCAAGGATGCGATTGTATAAATTTTAATAACGTCAATACGGATTTTAGGATATTTGATTAAAAACAATGGGTTGGAATTGTGTAACTTGGTTGTGAAGTTACAGGTGTATGTATTTTTGATAATGCAAAAAGTGTATAAATTTTAATAATTTGAATGGGGAGCGGGTTTTTCGTGAATACAGAATAATAAGTATGGATGAAATGCGGGGTTTTGACGGGTTTATTGTTAATACAAAAAGCCCCTTTTACAGGGCTTATGGGGATTTTGGGGGGTTCATGCGGGCGTTCCGCATGAACCCTTATGCTTTATTTCTGGTCGGCGTTAATCATCGCTGCCAAAGCGCTTAATTGTTCGGGGGAAAGTTTGTTGAATAACGCAACGGCATTAAGTTTCTTTATGCCCTCGTCGAATTTTTGGGCGCTTGCACCGGTTCTTTGCCGGGTTTGCCATTCGCCTTTTTCCATTGTTTCATGGGCTTGGGTCATTTTTTCGATGTTCTTTTTCCCAACACTCCAGACATTCCCCAATCGTTCGCCGAGCCCAAATTCCACCAAGTCCAGCACAAATTCTGGCGTCCAGTTGGCCGTTAAAACGGTGCGCAACCTTGCTGGCGCGTCTTTTGCCGAATTAATTTCAATCATATCCGGCAGGGTGATTGTGATTTGCTTTGACATTTGCGTTTCCTCATTGGGGTCTGGCTGGATTGCCAGGGTGTTTACAGGATAGGGTATTGATTATGGATTGTCAATACCCTATTTGAATTATTCCGGTTTTTTGCTCAACTGATTTTTGATCGCGTTAACAACGATGGCGTTCAAAGTTTCAGCAGTAAGCATATCGTCATCGTCAATTACGGTAACCCTTTTGCCGCTGTCGCGGGAGGCATATGTTTCGCCATCGTCAGTCAAGCGGGTGACAATTTTTTGGCTCATGATGATACGCATTGCAGTTTCCTCATTGGGGTCTGGCGGGATTGCCAGGGTGTTTACAGGATAGGGTATTGCTTGCATGTTGTCAATACCCTTTTGGAAATTCTTTTTAAGTTCCTCTTTCCTCTTTTTTCGTTGTATGGGGTCATTATCCACGGTTTTTATGGTCTGTCAAGTCTTTTGTATGTACGAAATGATTATTTTATTTCATCCATACGATAGGCTGCATGGCATGTATTATGCAGCATAACGGCAAGGCGCATGGGCGCACGGGCCAGGGGCGTATATAATGAACGCGCACGCACGCGCGCGTTGCATATACCATACCAAACGCATCACGGGTATGGGCATGGGCATGGGCGCATCACGGGTATGGGCATGGGCGCATGAATAGTATACTCTGGGGCAGTGGTTTGGGGCAAAATTCTCTCGTGCGTTTAAATCTTTTGACCCCCGACCCATTGTTTTTGAGGTTGCGTATATACTATAGCCCTCAAGTTCTAAACTAACTGACTTTAGAATCTGTATGTACGATATACTCCCAAATTCTAAACTAATTGGACTCAAACAATTAACTGGAACTGTTAATTAACTTTAGTTGACTTTTCCTAAAATTATGGTACAATGCACAATGTGCAATGTACAAAAGAAACACCCCCAGCCGGCCGGCCAACAAACGAGGCCCCCAATAAAATGCTCCCAACAACCAAACCAGAAAGCCTCGCCGTTGAAGCCCGGCGGGCTCCCGCGTTGGCCGCCCTGCGCCTCCGCGTAACAGGGGAAAGAGGCAGAGGAATAGAGGAACAGAGGAACAGAGGAACAGAGGAAAGAATAACAAAAATTGTTCCGTCTGGTGCTGTAGTTCCCTGTTCAGCACCCCCGTTCAGCAAAAGCTGTTCAACCGGAACCCGCGCTCGTGGTCACGCATACGAGCGGAAAGTAGGTAAATTCCTTCGCCGGGCTTGCGATGCAGCAGGTTGGAAGCTGTGGGATCACCAATGGTTTGAGTACAAAAATAAAGAAGAAAAAGAAGAAAAAGTTTGCCACTTCCAGCCAGATTTTATTATAGAACGGCCAGGTCAAGAGGGAATTTTAGTTGAGGTAAAATTAACTTACGTAGACACAAAAGAACAATTAAATAAATACTTGAAGTTTTTGGGCATTTTTGGAATAAATTGTTTTCCTATTACAATAGTTCGTAATCTTGTGCCAGGCATACCAGAATACATAAATAATTTTAACGAAATAAAACCCAATTCGGTACTGCATTTATGGATGTAATAGAAGCGCGCACTAAACGCGTTCCCGCTTGGCAACGCCGCCCGGCAGACGTGACCCCGCCGAAAAACGTAGACCATTTTAAAGAGCTTGCAAACCAGTACTTCGAAGAATGTGCTGATACAGACACTCGGCCAACAATAACTGGTTTTGCGCTTGCAGTAGGTTTACCCGGCCCGACTTCGTTAATTCGGTTGGGGCAGCGTATTCCCGAATTACGCTATGTAATAAGTCGTTGTATGATGACAGTTTCCTCTTGTTATGAGGAGATGATTGGGTTTGGCAACGCTGCCGGGCCGATGTTTATGTTAAAAAACATTCCCGACTTCGACCCGGATGAGCCTATTGGGTCCCCTTCTGTGCAATTCTTTAACGATAGAAAGGAAGTTTTATTATCATCTAATGTGGTTGGTGCAGCACGTTCAGATTCTGAACATGACAAAGAAGACCCAGTAGAAACTTATATTCGTTTAATTAAACAACGCGGGTATATTCAAAGTGATGAGCAACCTGAGTCGAATGTATTAAAGTCAAATGTGTTAAGAACAACAGAAAGAAACGCACCCCGCCGGGCCTTAACAATTATAACAGAAGGCTGGGAAGATGAGTAGTACCTTTGACCCTAAAAGTTTTGATTGGACAAACCCTGATTATAAGTCTGTGTTTGAGTTTCGTCTTGATGCTCTTACGCGCCTTCGTAAGAACCCAAGTTCATTTGACAGACTAATGAAGTACTACTCAACTCATTGGGTAGATTTTATAAATGATTGGGGAATGACTTACGACCCACGAAATCAAACAGAAAAATACACACCCTTTATTCTCTTTCCCCGTCAGGAGGAATTTGTTAATTGGGTGTATGAGTCTTATATTCAATCCCGCCGGGGTTTGGGCGAGAAGTCTCGTGACGTAGGATTTACTTGGCTTTGTGCTGCGTGTGCTGCGTGCATTTGGTTGTTCTACCCTTCAAGTGTTGTGGGGTTTGGGAGTAGAAAAAAGGAGTTGGTAGATAATGGGGACCACGACCCTGACTCGATATTTTGGAAGGTTCGCACTTTTATTGACCATTTACCTTTAGAGTTTCTCGCCCCTAATCACACGGCGGGTCGTAAGTGGGGTACAGTTCCAAACCTAAATAATAACTCTGTTATTAAAGGTGAGATTGGTGATGAGATTGGTAGAGGTGGCCGGGCCGGTTGCTACTTCGTGGACGAATTCGCTCACTTAGAACACCCTGATATGGCAGAGTCAGCATTATCAGCGAATACGAACTGCCGAATTTATATTTCAACTGTTAACGGGATTGGGAATTTATTTTACAGGTTGCGCCAATTTTTACCTAAAGAACAGGTTTTTATATTTGATTGGAAAGACGATCCACGTAAACGACAGAATCCAACGCTTCCTCCAGAAGAAGAACCTTGGTACAAGAAACAAAAACTTGAGCTATTACCAACTACCTTGGCCTCCCAGGTGGATCGGAATTATGCTGCTTCAGTATCAAACAATTTAATCAATCAAGAGAAACTTAAAGAAGCTATTGCACGTCCGCCGGGTTCCATTATCCAACCGAATACAACACCGTGGCGGCTTGGGGTAGACGCGGCGGGAATGGGTAATGACGAGATTGTGCTTTGGGCAAGACGTGGCCGACTTTCGGTTGAACCTGAAACATACAAGAAAATGGATGGTGTACAGTTAGCCGGACTTATTGAGCAAAAAGTTCGCCGGTTGTTAAACACCGGCCCGGTTGAACTTATTGCGATTGAAAGGGACGGGCCAGGCGGTTCAGCCGCTGACCAGTTAAAATACGGGCCGTTTGCCTCAATTACACGGGCTATTCATACAGGTGCAAAACTATCAGACGGTAAGCATTACAATCTGCGGGCCTTTTTACACACCCAAGCAGTAGAGTATATAGAGGATTTGGAAATCTCTCTTCCAAACAATCAAACTTTTATTACACAGGCTGGTGCAATTCAATTTGAGAGTAAGGGTGGGTTGTTGTTAATTGAGTCTAAAGATGAGTATCGGGCACGTTTTGCAACTGGACGGTCAAAGGTGGAAAAGAATGCCTCGCGGTCGCCGGACCACTTTGATGCCTTCGTGCTAACTTTTACACCTACAAGGGCAAAAGCAATCTCAATGCAAAACAATCACAATGAATTAGGGTTAAATCAAGGTAGGGCTGGTTGGCGGCCTTTAGACGCCACAATGGGGTATTAACTCCGAGCGAAGCGAGTGAGCCTCCGAGCGAAGCGAGTACACTGCATGTAGTATTATTCGCTTTTCATACTGAAATAAAATATTGTTTTAACTAATTGGTTATTATTATGAAATTACCTGAGAACGATTCTTTAGTTGCACTTGTCTCTACTCTTTGTGAAGAGCGCCGGCGAGCTATAAACGGCAGGAAAGATCTTGATAGCATCTGGCGGGCAGCTCGTAACCAGTACAAAGGCGTAGACGGTGCTGTTAAAGGGGGAAGTGAGTACGAGAAGGGGGAGACTTTAAACTCGTCTATTACGGCTATGCGGTTAAACACCGACTCTGATCGGTCTACGGTTTTAGTAAACATTACCCGCCCGTATACTAATGCTGGCACTGCGAGAGTAGCTGATATTTTACTTCCGACAGGCAAGATGCCCTGGTCTTTGCGGGCTACGCCAGTAAGTGATTTGCAAACTACTTTGGGTGTACTTAACAAATACCCAACTGTACTTCAGCAAATTTTAACGGTATTGCCGGAGGTTGCTGTAAAGGTACAGGACTCTGAAGCTGCAAAGGCTGCTATAGCCAAAGCAGAATTAATTATAAAAGATTGGCTTAAGGAATCTGACTGGGCCGGTGTGGTGCGCCGGCAGTTAATTGAATCTGGGATTGTTGGGGTTGGCGTAATTAAAGGGCCGTTTCCGAAGGAACGAACTGTTGGGAATGATACTCAAAAAATACTCGACCTTCTTCCGCTTGTTACGGATGAGGTAACAGCAAATCTGCTGTTAAAAGAATTGGAAACAATGTTGTTTTATACTCCACAAATTGAATGTATCAGGGTAGAGAATTGTTACCCTGACCCTGAGTGTGGAACTGATATTCAAAATGGGAAGTTTTTCTTTGAGAAAATTCCCGAAGTAACTCGGCACCAGTTACAGGATATGGCAAAAGACCCTAATTACATTCCTGATGCTATAAAGTTGGCACTTGAAGAAGGGCCGGCGGGAGATGGGGCTCATAAAAGTAAAGAAACTAACAAGCCGTATTCTTTGTGGTTACGAACTGGTATGATTGAGTGGAAAGACAAGGATGAAGAAATTTCTTTGGGGTTTGGTGTTGTAACGCTGGTAAATGACAGGATTATAAAGATCGCACCGTACCCGTTGGAAAAGGTGCGTTTCCCCTATAGAATGTTGCGCTGGGAACCTCGCGATGATTCTTGGGCGGGGATTGGAATTCCTGAGCAAATGGAGACTCCCCAACGCGGACTAACGGCTTCTGTTCGAGCCCTTATGGATAATATGGGGTACAGTGTTGGGCCGCAGGTATTGGAAATGGATGGGCTTATTGAGCCAATCGACGGGGAGGATACGAAGCTCCGCCCTTATAAGCGGTGGCGGGTTAAGTCTGGTCTGCCAGGTATAGATGCCATGACGGAAGCTAAGAACGCAATGTCGTTTTTAGAGTTTCCTAATTACCTTGACACTATTATGCCAGTAATTCGGTATTGGTTAGAGATGGCTGAAAGCACAACCGGATTAAGTTTACTGTTGCAGGGCCAACCAGTAACAGATGCTGTAGGTGTGTCTCAACAGTTAATGAATAATTCTGCTACTAACTTGCGTCTTATTGTTAAGGAATGGGATGATAAAGTTTGTAAGCCGTTGTTGGAAGATTTTTATGAGTGGGTACAATTATATGGTCCTGAAGAAGCACAGGGCGATGCTGTTGTGGAGCCTTTAGGCTCAACTACCCTTATCGTTAAAGAATTACAGCAGCAAGCACTATTGCAAATTGGCCAGCAGGTATTACAACCTGTTTATGGAATCTCGCCTAAGAAATGGATGCAGATTTATTTAGAGGGTTTCCAGATTGATATTGAATCCTTGGCAATTACTGAGGAAGAACGGGCTCAGTTGGAACAAGCTGCACAACAACCTGACCCCAAAGTAATTGCAGCACAAGTTGAAGCACAAGCAGAGATTTACAAGGCGGACCTAAAGAAAGAGGTTGATACGCTTAAGTTAGCATTGGAAGCACAATTTAAAAAGTTGTCGCTAGAGCAGGCACACGCTGCGGCTCAACTTAAATCAGATACTGCTCTTGTGCAAGAGAAGTTGCGAAGTAATACTGCTCAAGTAATTTCTCCAAATACACCGGCGGTTCCTAAAGACCTTGGAGAAAATATTGAGGAAGAAAACCCAATAGACGTAAAGTCTGCACTTAACATTTTGGGGTTACAATGAAAGAGTTTTCAATTCAATTAGGAGGTGTCTGGTATATTGATCCTGTACGCTTATTGCACTTTTTAAAAGAACGTGCTAGTATCATTAGCGAGAGGATTGCTGTACCAGGGACTGACCACCCAACAACTGAAGCTTTACGTGGCCGGCTTGGTGAATTATTAAATCTAATACAGCAATTTAAGGAAAATGTAAATGAACGATGATACCCCTAACGAATTTGAAGAAGACGTAAACGAAAATAGTACTCCTGATGAGGGTGGCGAGGATGGTAGTGAAACCGCTACTTATCTTCGTGACCTTACAGAAGACGATGTTTACTCTAGGCTTCAACGTGTTTCAGAATTTCCTGATTACATCAATGGGCTTGAGTCTAGGTTTAATGGGAATTTTTCACAAT